TAAACTCTTCTTCACTAAAAGTAATACTAATATTCTTAGTAATAAATTTAACTATATCATAGAAAGTATAATCACTATCTTTTTTCTTTTCTTCTTTATTACTTACTCTTTTTCGACCTAATAACTTAAATCTTTTATCAACTAATTCAAAAATATTAAAAGCTTCATCACATTCTGTATAGCACTTAAAAATTTTATTATTTTCATAATAATAAAGCTTTAAACTTGCTTCATCACTATATCTATTATGACAGATCGTAGGGAAAATAATATAATCACTTTTTTCTTCATATCTATCTGCACCTAATCGCATAACTATATCAATTATATTCTCATTGGTAAGATTTTCTTGTAATTCTTTTAAATTGATTATATTAAATCACTCCAATCTAGTTCCTTATTTTTAACTTCTCCATTATTATCTGGTTCACTATATCCATTTAGTTTTAAAAGTAATTTAGTTAATTCTGCTGAATTTTCAAACTCTATCTTAAACTCAATTTCTTTAAAATTAGAAATTGGTTGATTATTACTATCGGTAATAAATAAATCTTTTCTTCGACAGCACCCAGCATCGAAATAACTCCAAATACGAACATTATTATATCTGCCACTTCTAAGTTTATAAATATCTAAGACTTGATTTGGCATTATACCAAGTTTATTTGCAACACCTTCTAGAATTTTTTGGTCATCTTCAGTAACTCTTGATAAAACACAAGCCAAGTCAGCTTTATCAGCTATACTTTTTGCAGATCTAATACTCGCTGCGGTTTTCATCTTATTTTTTTCATCTGGATTTATTGTTACCTGTGTTGAAGTTTGAATAAAAACATCGAGTTCAACGGCCAAATCTTTTAAAGCTGTCGATAACATCATAAGAATAACATCTTCTCTTAAACGCATATCTTTAAATTCTCTCATTAAACTAGGGCTATTAAAAATATAATCATAAAAAACACAACTATAGTCATTTTCCAATACTGCCTGTCGAATAAAAGCTTTTATAGATTGAATACTCGGATCGGGAATTTGAGATATTGTTAAATTATCTTTGAAATATTCCATTACCATAATAGCTTGATTAATTATATTTTCTTCTTCTTTAGAATATAAACCAAAATTAATTTGTTCTTCATTAATTCCAGTTAAATATGATAATATCATTGTTTGAATTTCACTTGGTTCTTGTTCTGTTCCTATATATAAAACTTTTTCGCAACTTCCAACATATTCCCATTTCATATTTTGTTGATTATAAAAAAATGGGTATGCCAACATACAAGCTTCATTAATCATAGATCTTGATTTTCCAACTCCAGAACCCGCTGATCTAATATAATATTTTCCTCTACGCGCTCCACGTACCACTGTATTATAAATATTTCCAGGTAGTATGGGACCAACATCAGGAGAAGCTTGTAATTTAGTTAAAAGTTCTTTTATACCTTTATCAGCAGAAATGACTTTTATATCATTTCCAATTTGATAATCTGCTTCTAAATGAGCAATCCTTTTACGATATTTGTTAAAAATATCTTGAATAGTCATTTTTTCAAACTGTTCCATTTTACTATCATATTCAGTATTAAAAATTTCATCGGGATAAATCGAACTAATATCAAAACCTTGAGATTTTAAATCATTTAAAAGATTGTATTTTTTAAATTTATTATAATAATAATCAAAATTTTCTAAAGTACTTATATCTTCACAATCTTGCAGATATTCTATTCCATTATGTTTTATAAAATTTTGATAAATACCTTCATGGTTTTGTAAATAGTTATCTATATCTACAACTGAAATTTTCTTTGCGCCATTCATAGCAAGGTTATAAATTGCTCCAAAGATACTTTTCTCAAAATTATTCGCAAAATTATCGGGAGTAAGAATATATTTTGTATCGCTTAATAAAAGTGGCTGTTTCATTAGAGAACCAAATATTTGAAAAGTTACACTTTTATCATTAATCATTCGTTATCTCCTATAAAATCCTCTAATGAATAGAGTTTTTTCTTTTTCTTTTGCGGGCGAGTACTAACTTTTACTTCAATATTATTAGAAGTTTGATTTACTTCTAACGCGCGCAACATAACTTCTTTCTTTTTATCTATTTTATTATAATAGTTTTGTGCCTCGTCATAAACATATGGAATAATACCTATACGTTCGCAAGATTTTTTAATATCATTTTTTTTAACTTCAAAAAAATATTTTAAAGAATTTAGCATACCTTTATAAGTATAATTATTTTCTTCTCTATATCTTTTCATTAATTGATAATTTCTCGGACCAGGCGCTTTTAAATTGAAAACTTTACAAATATAATTACAGAGTTCTTCTCTGTCTTTATATTGCTTACTACAATCTTTATGAAAATTTTTCCCTTTGTATTTTATTACTTCACTATGGAGTACGGCCCCGCCGCATAGTTGACATTTTACTGTCTTTTCCATAATAATCACCCACTTTCTCTTATAATAATATTATACCACATTTTTTAGAGAAAGTCAATAAAAAAGAGCGGTTGCCCACTCTCTTTTTACACCATTGCTTTCATTTTACTAACTAATTCATTTAACAAAACAACTTGTTCTGGAGTAACTTTAGAAATCTGTATATCCTTACCAAAAGTTTCTTTAATTACTTCTTTCATTTGTAAAGCCTTATCTCTATTATCTCCAACTATCTTACCCCATAATTCTCTTGCTTCATTCATAAGGGTGTGATAATCTAAATCTTCTTCTTGAAAGAAAACATTTGAATCGTTAGTTGCTTCTCCACCACTTTCTACTACTTGTTTATCAATAGCATTTAAAATAGCACTTTCTACTGCTTGATAACTAAAATCTACTACTGGTTCAATATATTTAAATCTTGAACCCGCAAGGAAATTATCATCTCCTCTAAAATAAATTTTATGAGTAGTAACTCCAGTTGTACTATCTTTTTTAACCCTAATATAACCAATAAAGTCTACTAACTTATTGATTATATCAAAAGGTCTTTGAGGAAGTGCTGGGGCAAGCTGAATATATTCATCGCCTTTTTCATCCTTAAATTTTTTTTCTGCTGAATGAGAAATAAATACCAAACCATAACCCAACCTAGCAATCTGGTCAAAAGTATTTGAAAATTCTTTTTTACATAAATCATATCCTCGACCATAAGGGATTTCACCGATTTGGTTTACACCCTCTTGAGCGCAAATATGTTTTTCAAGCATTTCCCAAGCTTTATCTGCAGTATCAATACCAATTGTGTTAAATTTTTCTTGAATAGATGGTTTTCTTAATTGTCCCACAACACTTTTAAAATCAGACCAGCTTGACATTGGTTGTGCCATTGCACCCTGAAGAGCGTTAGTACCAGGCTCAAAAGCACAAATTAAATGTTTTGGAAATTTACTAAGAAAGGTTGTTTTTCCCGCTTTGGGAATACCATATATAAGCATATACTTTCCTTTTAAGTCTCTACTAATTTGAGTTGGTTGTAGTGTCTCTAAATTTATTATAGCCATATTGATTATCCTCCTTTTCTATAGAAATATTATTTAATTCTTTTAAATTATTACTAAAGAATATTAGAGTATTTTTATACCCTAATATTCTTATCTATAATATATTCTTTAGAAACCATAATCAATTGTTGGTTTCATTGGTTCTTTCTTTTGAGAAGCTTCTTTCTTCTCTTCCAAAGTTGCTTTTCTTTGATTTAATGCAGCGATAATATCCTCTCTATCAAATGCTTCATCCTCGTCAAAAGCAGTAGTAGAACCAGCAGTAATAAGTAATTCTTTCTTTGAGTGAGTAACTTTCTTTACTACCTTTTCACCAAATCCAACTTCTTCTTCTTTATTCTCAACTTCTACGCTATAATTTAATTTACCAAAAACTTTAACAGTGTCGCCATTATTCCAAAATGTCTTAATATGTTCTACTGCATTTTGGCTTTCGGCAACATAATCAATAACATTAATTACTCCGTTATAACCTGGAACCGCACCTTTAATCTTCAATCTACCAGTTGGAATACCATCTCTATCGGTTTCATCATCAATATTAAGAATAAAAATAACTGTTTCAAAACGAGCCATGTTCTCATATTTTGATCTAGGTACTGCACTAAAGAAACTAGCATTTGGTCTAGAAGTTTCAACAAGTTGTCCTGTCTGAGGAGAATAAAAACTATTTTCTCTAATACTACCTTTTTCACTATAAACTCTAACTGTAGTTGCCAAATCTGGATCACCACAAGCCGCAATACTTGTCATATTATCTCTAACACCGACAATAGATGTATAAGCTGGATTTGGTTCGCCTTTTCTTGTTAATTTGCTTGAAAATACACTAAAAGGAATTTCAACTTCTTTTTCTTCATTATTAATTTTTTCAGTAGTTTTAACAGTGATAGTACCAGCGATGTAATCACTACCTGTTTTACTTGTTCCTTCTCTTAAATCTACTTCACTTAATGTTCCTACTACTTCAATTAAATTTGTTTTTTCTTGTAACATACGTTTTTACCTCACCGTTTAAAATAAATTAAAAAAATAGAGAAGAAGTCATTTTAATATTAGTTGACTTCTTCTCATAATTAGAGAAATTATTAGTCCTCTGTTACTGCATCTGCATCTGGATCAAAATTAAGGCCATCTTCTGTAAGTGAAATATACTTAATAGTAACCTTCTTACCTTCTTCGTTCTCTGTTGTACTCTCTGTACGAACAGCACGGCCCTTCTTTACAAGACCATTAACTGAACCTGTTACTGAAGCGAGCTTTTCAAGACCAAGTGCTTCTTGAATCTGCTTTGCAGTAATATCCTCACCATAATGCTCCTTTAAATAATTAAATACTCTCTTTGAATTTTCTGTCATAGTTGCCATACTCTTTTTCCTCCGTATATTTATAAGTATTATATTAACTGCAAACTATTGTTCGCCTTTAATTAGAAATTATTATTTTTAATTTCTATAAAAATTATAATTTAATTTTTATTTTCTGTCAAATTTTTAGTTTGCTGAAGTATCTCAGTTGTTTTTTTAGAATTTAATTTCAAGTGGGCAATTTTCCAAGCAATTTTGCTTAATTCTTGGGATGCCTCCTTTAAAGAATTTATTTGATTATCAAATATAATTAAAGTATTTTTACACACTAAAATAATTAAATCATAATCAAAAGAAGATAATTCTTCATTATTTTTAATTTTATCAATTAAAGTTTGATAGGTATTAATAGAAGTCATGTATTTCTTTGCAGTAAAACTATCATCTTCCTTTGGTTCATTATAATCTGCGCCTTCTCTAGCAACTCCTTCAAATAGTTGATCAATAGTTAAATTCAATGCCGACAGAACAGGCTGGCGCATTATATTAATCATTTCTTCCTTTGTTTTTATATTAAAATATTTGTCTTTTGGAATTTTTACATTCATATTATATCACCATTACATTAAATTAATAATTATTTCATTATTAGTAAGTTTTTTAGATATATTACCTAATGCTCCTCGCGCAGTAAGAGAAATATCTTTTATTTTTAAAGTTAATATTCCTTTATTAGAAATTATAGATATTTCTTCTTTATCATGAATTGGTAAAAAAGAACTTAAATTATCATTCTCAGATTTAAGTTTTTGAATTTTAATTCCTTTTGTTGCTCTAGTTCCAATCACAAATTCTTCAAAATTAGTTCGAGAAATATAGCCTTGCTTTGTAATACTAATAATTTCTTTACAATTATTTTTAATTTTTCTTGCGGCGACAACATAATCATTATCAGATAATTTAATTCCTTTAACACCACTTGTCGCACGACCAATACTATTTATTTTTTCTATATCTATTATAAGAAAATTTCCGTCTTTTGTCAAAAATCCAATATTTTCACTATTAACGAATAAAGTTGAAACAAGTTCATCTCCATCTTTTAACTTAATAGCGATAACCCCTTTAGATTTTTTAATTTTATATTCGCTAAAATCAGTTTTTTTAATTAAACCATTTTTAGTTACAAAAATTACACTCTTATATTTATCTACACGGCTGCAAGGTGCAATATTAGTTATATATTCATTATTTGAAAGGATAAAAAATTCTCCAATGTTTACACGGCCTGAAGTTGGAAATTCGGCTAAGTTTAGTGAATATACCTTACCTTTATTAGAAAAAGCTAATAAATAGTCTGCATTAAAAGCAGTTTGTGAAGTAACAATATACTCATTTTTATTAAGCTTAAGTTTTGTTCCCTTACCGCCGCGGCGTTGAGTATATAGAGTCGAAGTTTCATTTGTATAAAGGTTACCTTCATTAGTTAAATAAATAGATAATTCTTTTTCTTCAATGGGTTCATCTTCATCCTCATTAGAAAAAGACAAATTCATAATTTGAGTACGTCTATCATCGCCATATTTATTAATTACTTCTTTAAAGCCTTTTTCAATTTCTTTATTAAGTAATTCTTCATTATGTAAAATATTTTCAATTCTATCCTTTTCAATTAATAAATCATTTTGTTCTTTTAAGAATTTATTAACTTCTAATCGTGCTAGACGCGCGAGTTTAATATCAAGAATTGCTTTGGCTTGTTCTTCATCAATAGAAAGCAATTGTTGTAATCCTCTAGAAGCATTAGCTGTATCAGCCGCAGTTTTAATAGTTTGAATTACTTCATCAATTAAATCAAGTGCTTTTAATAAACCCTCAATAATATGAAGGCGTTTTTTAATCTTATTTAAATCAAAAATAAAACCATTACGATATACTACTTTTTCGTGATCAATATGTGCTTGAAGGGCAGTTTTCCAATTAAACACCTTTGGAAATCTTCCTTCCTCTAACATAGTCATATTAATAGAATAATAATACTGTAATGAAGTATTTTTATATAAAAATCTCAAGACTCTTTCTGGATTAGCGGCCCTTTTTAAATAAATTTTAATATTTGGTTTAGAACCTGTTAAATCATTAAATCTATCAATGCCTGGGTTGTTGTCTGAATCGTTAATGATTTCTTCTAACTGACCGCATATTGTATTAGTATATACCCCATAAGGAATTTCTTTAACAATAAAACAGCGTTCTTTTTCATCGTATTCAACTACAGAACGAAGTTTGCAAGCCTTACCAGTACCATTTTTAAGACTTTCTTTAACTTCCTTCTCATTTAACAATATTGCGCCCGTGGCAAAGTCTGGCGCGCAATATATATCTTCAAATTCACAATTTGGATTCCAAAGTAATTTAATCAAAGCATTATTTACTTCTTTTAAATTAAATTGAGGGATAGAGCTAGCCATTCCTATACCAATGCCAAGTGTACCATTTACAATATTATAATATCCTTTTGTAGGAAGTACAGATGGATATTTTTTTGTATTGTCATAACTATCTCTCCAATCCAATATAGTATTTTTTTGTATGTCTTTAAATAAAATATCTGAAAGTGCTGACAGTCTACTTTCTGTATATCTCATTGCGGCCCAGTTTCCAGATTCAATGAGTGAACCCATATTACCCTTTACTTCTACTAAAGGATACCTCATTGCAAAATCTTGCCCCGCGCGCATAATAACACCTTCACAAGAGCTATCTCCATGTATATAAAAGTCTGCTAATGCCATACCAACAGCATTGGCAGTCTTTTTAAATTTATTATTATAGGTTAGTTTGTGGAGTAACATGGAGTAAAATATCTGTCTAGCAGAAGGCTTAAGACAATCACGAGCATCAACAAGCGCACGAGATTGTAATACTGCACCACTATATTGAGTAAAACTTTCTTCTATAATTGGTTTTAATTCTGCCATTTTCTATCTCCTAAAATTATTTCTATTATATTTTACTCCCTTATTTCTGAAAAGTCAACATTTTCAAATATGAACCTGGTTCGAGGTTCTACATCTGAACCCATAAGTTCTTCCAATAATGACATTGCTTCAGGAGTCCATTCCATTACATCCATTCTTTGATATTCTTCAGAAAACATTGATTTTCTTGCTGCTTCTTCTGGGAGTTCGCCTAACCCTTTTGCGCGAGTTACTTCGCCTTTAATATTATTTTTATTTTTATTAAATTCTTCATCTGTAAAGTAGTAACTTTCTTTACCTTTATTTTCTACAATATACAAAGGAGAGCGAAGCCAACAAAGTCTTCCCTCTTTAATAAATTGAGGTGCTAAATATCTTAAAGCTGCCATAATTAATAAACCTATATGATAACCATCACTATCCGAATCTGTACAAATTGCTATCTTACCATATCTTAATTTGCTAGCGTTATACTTGCCAGGTACAATATTCATCGCACTTAAAAGTAATTTTATTTCTTCATTTTCAAAAATTTTTTCTTCGGGATTAGATAAACAATTAATAATTTTTCCTCGAATAGCCAAAAGACCATATTTTTTATAATCTCTTGCTCTTGACATTCCTCCTAAAGCTGAATCCGTTTTTATAACTGACTATTTCTTCTATCTTAATTAAAGATAGTCTATCTTTTCGGCATTTAAAGCACTTCGTTTCCTACAATGCTGCTACGTATCAATAGTAGCCCTACTCCCCAACAACGGGGATAGTCGATACAGGCTGAATTATAATGAAATCCAATGTGCTGGTTCGTTTGTGGTAGGAACTTTACCAGCAGTTTTTGTTGAGTTTTTGTTTTTTGCTATTGTGTGTCTATCTGTGTGTGCCCATTTGGCCGCTTGGGTTAAACTATCAAATATTAAACCAGTTTCAATATTTTTTATTTGAACCGAATTAGCTATTTTGTTTGGATTTTTACTTTCTTGATAAAGACAATACTTTCGAACTACACCATTAGAGCGATGTAATTCTTCGGCAATTTTTTTATATGAAAAACCTTTTTCACGAAGTTGTCTCATTTTTATAATTTCTTCTTCAGAACAGGCTCTTTGTTTATTATTTAAACCAAATTCTTTGTTTCCATTAATATTCGCTTTTGCATTGGTTGCGTGCCATTTTCTATTTTCATCCGTGTAAACTTCTGGATAAATATACTTCCAAGTTTCAAAATGCCACACTTTTTGCAATCCTCTTTTAGAAATAACACCCTTATAATTTTCATAAACATCTCTAAAAGGAATTTTTTCACCATAGGCTAAGCGAATTTCCTCAACTTGTTCTTTAGTTAATATATGTCGGCCATTACTTTCTCCAATATTATCTTCTCCACCAAGTGTCATATTATATCCATTTTTATAACTATCATAATATGAAATCCAATATTTTTCCCTATCTGATAGTTCCAAATAAGAACATAATTCTAATATTTCATAATAAAAATTATCCTTACCTAAAAGTTTCATTGCTTGATGAATTTTTGTATAATGGTCTTGTGCCTTTTCGCTTTCTGAAGAATATTTATGTGCATACCAACGAGCTTGAATATTAACACTTTTTCCAACATACACTTTATTATTTATTTTATTTTTAATTATATATATACCACATTTATTCATTATATTTCCTCCCACGAGATTTTACCCTCGTTAGCCAACAAGAAATGCTGACCCCTAGCGATAACTAGGAAAAATAGATAAGGGCGATTCTTATTTGTTTTCACCCTCTACGATTAAGAGAGTAGAATCTTTACCAAGATATTCTGCATCTTTTAATTTTTTACTAGCAAACACTTTTTTTCTTTGGTTTTTTTCTATATCTTTAGTTGCTTCAAGAACCTGTTTCATAGTTCTAGCGGCTGCAAGTTCGGCTTTCTTAACTCTAGTAAGATATTCAATTAAATCCTTAAACTCTAAAGAATTTTTA